AAGTTACCTTTTCCACGACGTGTTTCTTGTGCAATTGCATTAGCATCACGTTCGATTTGGAACAATAGACCTTTGAATTTCTCAACTGACCAACGACCATTAGCATCAGTGTCCAAGTCGAACACACCAGCTGTAGTAACTGTACCAGATGCTGCACCAGTTTTAGCTGTGTAGTAAATTGTACGAATAACTTCACGATTGATTTCAGCAAGAATTTCTGTTGAAAGGATGTTGCTTAATTCGCTCTCAGCGTCAAGACCATGAACTGACTTCAAGTCCTGTGCTAATTCGATTGAGTACTCAGCCTTCAAAGCACGTGACTTTGCAGTAACGCTGGTCTTCTCGATTGAGAAAGCCATTTCATTGAAAGTTGTAGAACCTGGACCTGGATCAGATGCAGGAGCTGCGCCAGTTGAAGAAGCAGCGTAGCCACCTTCAGCTTGAGCAGTAGTCATACCAGCTGGAGCATTAACTGAATTGAACCAGTTAGAACCAGAAATAGCAGTTTGGTTAGTGTTAGCACCTAAGTCGCCACCTGAAAACTCAGCGTTGGCTTCGTTGTAGAATGCTTCTGTACCGCCTTGTGAACCATAACGTGACTTCATCGCGAAGATTAAGCCAGTAGGACCAGTCATAGGTTGAACACCGCAAATGTCATAAGCGATCATTTGTGGAGCAGCACGACGTACCAAGTTGATCAAGATTGGATCATACTTAGCAACACCACCTGTGTCTGGGTTTGTTGATGAACCATTGAAGTTTGCGTTTGTTGGAACAGCTTCAAACAATGCTGAACGCTCTTCACGTAACGCTTTTTCTTGGTTCTCTAAAAGAACTGCAGTAACTTCTTTACGGTACTGGTCTTTGATTTCTGGGAGAGCATCGTGCTCTAGCACTGGTGCCCATTTTTTAACGAGATCTTCTCTTAACATCATAGTTGTTTCTCCTGAAAGGGATGTTTATTTTTTTAATTTAGCAATTGCTGATGCATAATGAGCGATTGATTCACTGATCATTTGTTCATCACCTGCTTCCACGGCAACAACTGTATCTTTTGCTACGATTGGTGCCTTGCTGAAATACGATTCACGAATAGTTTGTAATTTCTTAGTATAAGAATTCACATCTTCGCAAACAATCTCAGAAGCAAGCGTAGTGAATTTCTCAACTTCAGTGTCGGTTAGACCATCACATAGTTGGGAAACAATACCACCACGTTGCATTTCTGCAATATGCTTACTCATTTCAATATTTGCATTCACGGATTCGTTCAGCTTTTCTTCTAATTCACCGACTTGTTCCTCAAGTGATCCTAGAACATCATACTTCTCTGCTGGGACATCGACGTAATGTTCTTCGAATACTCTCTTGATACCATCAATGAAAGATTCTGCTAGTTCTGATTTGATTCCGCTTTCGAGGGCAAGTTCATTCTGTTTCATCCACTGCTCGGTAATATAACCGAGGTATCCATCTACCTTTTCAACGAGTTCCTCTTTAATCTGCACAAACTCTTCTACAAGTTTAGCGTCATACTCTTCTTGAATCTTGACAAGTTCTGTCTTGATTCTTGTAACAACTGCAGCTTCAAAAATCGTAGCTGCTTTTGTTTTAAATTCTTCTGATAACTCTTCACCAGAAACAAGTGCTGCTACGTCTGCGGAGACGTCAACAGTAACTTCTTCTTGCTTCAATTTACCTAATTCTGATGCTTGTCCTGCGACACCACCTGAACCAGCTTTAGAGCCATCTTTGTTTGTTTTAACTTCTGGCTTATCAGTTCCCTGATTGCCTTTGTTATCTGGATTGTCGCCTTGACCTTGACCAGTACCTTTTGCTTTGATTGTTTCAGCAGCACCTTCTTCTAACTCTTCAACTTGATCAATAACAACCTCTTCAGATTGGTCTTGAGAATCTTGAAGTCTCTTAGATTCGGCTAGTAATTCTGCAATTTTCTTTTCAACTGACATTTATAGTCTCCTGTTTTTAGTAGGTTATGTCCGATTAGTTTCGTTAAATTCTATTTATAAATCTTAAAGTTTCTGTAAAAACTTCTTGAATTCAGCGAGAGATTGTTCGGTCAATCTCTTTGAGGGAGTGGCTTTGATTGCTCTTTGCACTTCCTCGATGTGTTTCTCCACGAATTTTCCATCAACATAAACCCACTCTGCACTCTCCATGATTCCACGAACGAAGGCATCTGGTGCGCTTGGGTCGGCGACGATATCAGCTGCAGTTGATAACATAAAGTCATCCTGCACCACTTGTACGCCCTCTTTATTCATTTTCAGCGAGCCTAATGCTCTACTTGAAACGCCAAGGTTTGCACCACCATCTAATAAACCACGTGCAATATTATCCATTGGTGTTTCTAAAATCTTTGCTTTACCAACCCAATTCGTTCCTTCTTTACGAAGCGATGTGATCAAGTGTGATACACGATCTAAATTGATTGATGGTGTATCAGGATGACCCAATTCTCCATATGCACGATTTTTTTCAACGTATTCTTTCATGTAACGACCAACCTCTTTGTCCATGATACTTTCTTGATACATGCGACCATTGCGGTTAGTGACTTCTGATTGAAGGAAAACACCTTCAATGAAGTACTCTTTTTTCTTACCGAGTTTTTCTTCAACGATAAGATTTGTTTGTTCAAAAACTTCTCTAATTAGTTTCATGATTATGATCCTACTGCAGCAATGTTATCGTTACCACCGAATGAACCTGCTTCAAACTTAGGTGAGTAACCAGAAACTTTAGTAATTTCTATAAGAATCATACCAGCACCACCAACGAAATTAACAACGATGTCGCTTGTTGGTTGATCTGTCAGAACCCAGTCGGACTCTTCAACAACATCACTACCATAAAAAGCACCAACTGTTACACTACTACGAACTAATGTTATGCTATTTGCGCTGCTTGTTTTTACTTTAGCAATGATTGCTGTTGGTGTACCACCAGCTGTCAATGCATCTCCTGAACCAACCAAATCGCTGTTAAGTGTAATTGTTGATGTATCGCCACCAGCTGTGGCAACAACACGAACGATCGCTCGATTGTTATTGACTCTTAGAACTGTTTTTGTTGCAGCCATTTCTTATCCCTTATATTTGCCTTACTACTGATAGGAAATTTTTAGTATTTTCCCTCATATAGTCTAGGATTTCTTCTTTATCGTTACTACTATTTAGCAATTCTGCAATTTTCTTTACAGTTTCTTCATTAATTGCTATCTGTTTACCATCATTTAGTCTGAAATCCAACTTGTTTTCAACAAGATTAGCATTTCTATATGAAAGACGCATCTCCAGTAATACTGGATCAATTGTAAAAGTTTTAGAGGAAGCAAGTTCTAAGTATGATTCGACTAATTTTGTTGTAATCTTTGTATTATAATGTTTCTTGATAATTCCTGCTATTCTTGTATCAGAGATATCTTCGTATAATGTTATTTTTGTCTGATTTGCTGATTGCTGTAATTCAATGTATTGTTTCACTTCCTCTAAATCATGTAATTTTGTTTCTACCAACACACCATCAACATAGTAATTGCCTTCATCATTCTCGACAATTTGGTGATCATAATGTGTTGATACGGCAACTACGTTTCCGTACTTGCCTGTTTTACTGTAAATTGATTTAACAAAATCATTTAAAGTCATTTACTCTGGTGTCTCTTCTGTGGGAGTTTCTTCAGCTGGAGTTTCTTCAGCTGGAACTTCCTCATTTCCTTGAGCCATATCCATTTGTGGTGACGGATATTGACCATCACCATGTTCACCATCTCCAGTATCAGCTGTTGAATTTTCTTCAGTTACAACTGGATTAAAAAATGTATTTGCGATTGCTTGACGGTAGTCTTGTAATCTGTCAGCAATTCTATCAGACATAACGTCATTGAATGTTTTTTCTGATTGAACTGGATTCTCATCTACGATTGAATCGATTAGGTCACGAATTTGTTGTGTCATGTTATTGCTCTCCTTATTGTTTCTTATCAGAGGTAGGTGCTTCCTGTGTTTCAGGTGGAGCATTCTGCTGTAAGTATGATTGTTGTGCTGTTTGTGTTACACCAGCAACTGTACCATCATGATCGGCTTTGAGATATTCATCATCTCTTTCTGTTTCGATAGCTGTTTCAATTTGTTTAATTTCATCTTCAGACAGGCGAAGAACTTTTTCAAGCGCATATTCTTTAGAGAAATATTTACCAACAAATGGATCCATAATTTGTAACATTCCTAAACGACCTGAAAGAATTTCATTCTCTTTCAGCTCAGCATAGTAGTTGTCTTTGTTAAAGTCATAGCGTATACGGGAATTAATCTCTTCCCACTCATCCTCACGAATCACACCCTTAAGAATAAGTTGCACACGAAGAATATCTGAAAACAATGAAGAAAATCTAGTACGAAGTCTAGAAATAAATTTACTAAATTTAATCTCATCACGTGAGATTTCTGCTGACTTACCAATATTAAACATACCACCGCCATCTTGCGACATGCGAGTCATAGGAACATTTAATGAATTATACAGCTTTTGTTTAAAATACTCAACGTCATCTAATTGACCAAGATTTCCACCACCTGGAAGTGTAGTAATTTCTGTACCTTTACCACCCTCACGACGTGGCATCCAGAAATCTTCAAGCATAGACATATGCTTGCGGTCATCTTTAATTTCACCAGTAGTAGCATCATATACAAGTTTATTACGATACTTGTTCATGATGTCACGAATATACTGTTCCGCTTTAATCTTTGGTAAGTTACCCACATCGATGTAGAATATTCTACGCTCAGGAGCACGACTTACACGATAAATCACAAGGGAATCTTCAATCATCTTTAACTGATTGACTGGTTTAATTGCCTTGTGTAGATGGCTTAATACCATCTGTTTACCAATATCAATAATACCAGAAGTGCAAGATACAACACTATCACCACTCAAACGAACTCCGTTTGCTGTGCTAGTAGTAATACCCTTTTCATTATAAACGTAATATTCTTCAACTGCCTTTACAATCTCGACACCTGTTTTCTTATCACGTTCTTTTTTTACTTCTTTAACTTTTCTAATCTTAGCTGCATCAATATAACGTAGTTCTTTAATACCTGCTTTTATATTTTTATCATCTAAGAGTAGTTGATAGTTGATTCTTCCATCAATATACCAGCTACGAAAAATCTCATGACCTTTGATGTGAAATCCGAGCAATGATAAGACATTGTCGAATTCTTCATTTATTTTTTTCTTAATACCATCAGAGACTTTTAGATCTTGTAAATTTAACTCTACAATTTTCTCATTATCTTGAGCAACAATCGCCTCATTTACGATATCTTCAATTGCTGCGTCCACCTCAGTGAACCCAGCAATCTCTCGATATTTCTTTAGCAGATCGTTTTCGGTCGTGATTTGCGTGTCTGTATTGAGAGTTTGAGCATAATAACCTGCCTGACTCGCAATTAACGTAGAACCATCATCGATCGGTGGGGCTACCACCGATTCGAGTTCTTGATCCTTTTTCCTTTTGATCTCAAAACCAAAAAAGTCCATACTATCTCCACAGAAACATTAAAAATATATTTAAGGAGTACCAGGAATACGTACTGGAAGCGGTAGATTTCCTATTGGTGTATTTACTGTAACGCCAACGCCAAATGCGCCATTGCCAGCAGTAGATTGTGAAGTCCAGTAATTGTATTGCAATGTTACTGTAAATTCTTCAATTTGGTTGTTTGTGTCAAAGTTCAATTCAATAGCACTAACTTCAGTTGGATATGCGTCAATGAATTTATATTCTTTAACAGCATTACCATTTCTATCAAGTTGGTAGACTTGCATGTCAACTTGATACTGATTTGGTTGAATTAATCCCGTGTTAGTTTGGTTGTTATTGACTGAGTTCATCCATGCCTCGAATGCATTTCGTAAAGCAAAGTCATTGTCGTTAAGGATAGTAATTGTCCATGGTGCAAAGGTACGCTCACCAGCAAAGTTCACTTGACGACCACGGTATTGAACTGGGGTGTTGTCAATTGTTGAAGCTGGTAATTGTGCGCCTTTACATAGGAATTGTCC